CATATCTATTTAATAATTCATCAGCTGTAAATACCTGGCCTTTATCTAAAAGGTGAGTATTCATATATTTATCAATACCCCTGACTACATAGTACCAGCCGAATTTATTCCAAGCCTACCGGATTTTATCAGCCAAAAATTAGCACGTGAAAAATTTAATCTTTCGGTGCAGCAATTGAAAGACGTTCGAGAAAAACATAAAATCCAAAATAAAAAATATCACAATAAAATATTCCTTTATCAACCAGCTTTGGAAAAATGTTTTCAATCGACGGTAGTAATGTCGGACATAAAAAAACAAACTGCTGAAGCCAAGCTAATAGAAATCAGATTAAAAAATGAAAATACAAAACATGAAATAATTGAATCTGAATATGCAAAGTTTTATAAAGAAGCTTCATATATTTTTGGTGAGCTAACAGATATGCCCGACAAATTAAAATTGACCAATGATCAAAAATATATTTGGAATGAAACTTTTGGAAAATTATCGAATAGACTTCAATCACTATCAGAAGAACATTAATGGAAAAAAGAACTAGAGCAAATATCCGAGCACTTAACGAAATAATAAAACGTGCTTGCCCTGAAATTGTAGATGACTTTTGCCAATGGATAGAAGAAAATATATCAACCATGGAAAAATTATCATCTGCTGATAAAGGTTTTGTAGTTCTTGACCCACACCAAAGACCGATCATTGACGCAATATTTAATTCCGACATTCGAGAAATAACAATCATCGGACCACAACAAACCGGTAAATCATTTCCCTGGCAGGTTGCACTGGCTGCTTTGGCTGCCATCTCTGGTGTCGTTGCTTATGTGGTTTATGAATCAGATGATAAAGCAAAGAAAGTTAACGCCGATGTAATCACCCCTCTTTTTAAATCTCACCCTAAACTCAAGAAATACCTTGAAGCCAGTAACAGTTATACCAAAGACGCTTTCCATTTTCCAAATACAGTTGCTTATTACTCTGGATCGGGTCAAGAGATATCTTCATTCGAAGTTGAATTTGCTGTTGCATCAGAGCTTGATAGATGGGTAGGTGACATTAAGAGAATGGATAAAACATTAGACACCCTTAAACACCGTATTAGACGTTATGAGAAGATAGGTAAGTCTAAGTTTATCAAAGAATCATCACCTGATACCGCCGCGCATCCTTCTTGGCGATCATTTAAAAAATCTAATCAAGGTTATTATCATGTAGCTTGTTTGCATTGTAAGGGTTTAATTCCTTCTTATTGCATCGACGGTATTTTTTATGAAGGTGAATTCCTTGGTGGCATGTGTTATGAGTTGGATGATTTTAATAATATTATTCCTGATTCAGTTTATTATGAATGCCCTCATTGTAACAAAGCCTTACAGGAATCAGACGCACCGGAAATGAATAGACTTGGTGAATATGTATATAAGAACAGTGCACAAAAATCACATATTGGTTTTCAATTTGGTGCTTTGGTTGGTTATCGTTCTATAACATGGGCTTCAATAGCTGAAGCTTTACACGTTGCAGGGTCTACAAACGACATCGCAGCACACCAGAACTTAGACAACGCTTATAAAGGTAGACCGTATAAACGCCGTGAGAAGACAGCTAAGCGATTAGATGTATTATTAGAACATCGATATAATAAAAATGAATATAATCCTGAAGATATAAGCGCCGTCTTCTTTGCAGCAGATACACAGAAAGATTCCTGGTACTATGTAGTCAGGGGTATTGATAAATATATGAATACTCACCTTTTAGATAAAGGCCAGGTATTTACAGCTGATGAATTATTAAATAGATATGATGCCGAGTATGAAGGTATGATCCCGTCACTAGGTATTATTGACCAAGGTGGTGGACAGGGTAGAAGTAGAGAAGTACAAGAACTAGTCCAGGCTGATGAAAGTGGTACTCTCTTTTCTTATAAAGGTGGAAGATATCAAAATACCGATAACTGGCATGTATCGAAAAATGATGAAACTTTAATCTTATGTAATGCCAATCATTATAAAGCTGAATTGCTTAGCCTTATATATGATCAACAAAACCGTGACAATCATTACTGGTTTTTGCCTGAAGGTAATTTAGATAGAATCTATTTGAATCATATAATGGCTCCACGTCCACCTAAAGGTAAACCAGACTCTGAATATATCCTTTGGAAGTCAGGCGAAAAAGATAATTTAAAAGATGATTACTTTGATGCTGAAAAAATGTTAAGAGTAGTTATAGATATGGCTTGCTCTACTGATGAAGATGGTGATCCTAAAGTACTTCACCCTGACCAGTGGCGCCATGATATGCCATTTATCCAATTCGCGTAGTTACTTTTATCTTGAGTGGCCAACAAAGATAAACCCGTCTTTACGAGCAGCTGGATCCCATAAAGATATATCCGTCTTTGCTGCAGCTTTCAAACTTTGGTACCACAAAGACAATAATATCTATGATGGATCCAAGCTGTTTAAAATTGCGTTTCTTTCTAGTACTGGCAATTCAGATAATTTATCTTTAAGTCTTTGAATTTTTCTTTTGATCCTTTGCCTATCTGTGCAGTCTTGCCCTAGATAAGAATAATCATGAAGATGTTTTATTTCTTTAGGATCATAATTCATATAAAGTCTTTCGGTTCTTAATCCACCTCTTGTCATAGATTGATAATCGATATGGTACCACGTAGATAATTCTGACTCATACATTTTATTTGGATACGTTGATATTAGACAATCGCATTTTATTTTATTAGCGATCGACAATAGACGTAGTTGACTAGTGGCGCCCATATCAAATTTATATCTTGTCTTTCCCCTGGTTTCATGTGGATATGGTGGATCCATATAGATAACAGTATCTTTACTAGATCGAGTATAATCCAATAATGATTTTTCAAAAGTTAAGCTGCTCACAAAGATGTTTCTGTCTTTAGTGGATCCCTGCCATTTTTTTATTACGTCTGGATCAACATCGAAACAAAAAGTTTCTTCGCATGGTTTTATTTTTCTCATCACAGAACCATTACCAAGAAATGGAATAATTAATTTTTTGTGTGGCCTTATATGATTTATTATTTTTTGATATGATCCACTTGCACCTTTACCGCCAAAGTATGTATCGTAAATTTTCATTTGATTCCTATTAGTTATATTTATCTATGTGGTACCTTCAGGAAGAATAGACCTTTTTGTCTATGTTGTCAAGGGTTTATAAATTAACTACCTTACATCTGGAAACATTTTCCAACGTCCTAAAAATAATTCAATAAACCATTTGCAATTATATTTAATATGTAATAGGTGTGTATTAAATAGAGGATATAAAAAACTTATGGCAAACCTAGAATTTAATAACCCTGACAGCACTTTTAAAATCCCTACCACAGAAGAACGATACGCCGATGTTCTCGCAGCAATTCAAACCATTTTAGTAACAGGCCAAAGTTATACAATTATAGGCGGTAGGCAATTTACATTCGCCGCCCTTGATTCTCTTAGGTCACTTGAAGCAGAATTAGAAAACAAACTTCTTGCCGAACGCGGGGATACTGGAATTTATCACGCTGATACCGGCGGACTTAAAGAGGATGATGAATCTTAATGTGGTTTTTTGGAAAAAGTAAAAATGTTCTTAAAGCAGAACGTGATGCATATTTAAATGCTTATGATGAAGTAGCAACAGAGTTAAACCGTGATCGCCGCACTTCTTCTATAGAGGTACAAGGTGAAGTTGAATTACTTAGCTTTTCAAAACGCTTTAAATTAATTGCAAACGTCCGTGAGAATATCAGAGAGTTTAGTTTAATTGGCGGATGGGAAGATCAATTTGAAAGAAACGTAATTGGTAAAGGTCAATCATTAAATATTAAAACTGATGTTGAAGGTTCGGCAGATAAAGCTAATGCATGGTTTAGACAATGGGCTAAATCACCTGATGCTTTCGACGCTCACAAATCACTCGGTAACTTGAGTAGATTATGGTTAACATCTTACAGACGCGACGGTGATGTATTAGTTTACTTTGACCACTTAGGTTTAATCAATCCAGGTAAAACAATTACTTTTGAATCGGATCAACTTACTACTATTAGTAATAATTCGATTGATAAGAAAGCTACCCAAAACTGGGTATCAGATTTTTTAAACCCTTTCGATCGCAATACTAAAGATTGGAGCACCTGGAAAGAAAGAACTGGTAAAATCACACAATCAGCTGGCGTTTTATTCTCAAAATTCAAAGTCATTATAGGTTATGTTGTCGCTACTGGCGGCGGTAGAGCTAAGAGTTCTTGTTCATTTGAGATAAATAGAGACAATACATTGAATCAAAAGAACGAATGTATGGTATTACCTGTTACAGATTGTTATCTTATCTATAGAACCAAGCGCGTAAACTCATATAGAGGCGTTACTGCTTACCTTGCAGCAATAAATGCAATCATTGACGTTAAGGAAATACTAGGCTTTTACAAGAAACGTATGAAAGTTCAATCATCAATGGCTTTAGTATATAAAACTAAGGGTGGTGATAGACTCCGCAACCGTGCAAAAGCACAAGGTAAAGACGTTCCAAGCATTACAAGTGCTAAAACTACACCAATCAAACCATTAAAGAATTTCATTAACTTTTTCAAAGGTGCTATAGAAGAAATTGATATCAACGATGAAATAACACCTATTGCCATGGCAGCAGACCAGCAAGCACTACAAGACGTACTTAAATTCATCATGCAGATTGAAGCATGGGGTCAGGGCCTAGGGCGCTTATATGCTCACGGTGTCGGTGAATCTAGTTATACCGCTGCACGAGCTGAAGCAAACTTAACTGAAGTAACATTTCAGGATGAAAAAGATTTAATGTCGGAGTTCTACGACTGGCTTGCATCTCAAGCTTTTAAATATGCTGATTCAAATAATCTCGCTACACTTCCAGACAACTTTAAATTCACTTGGACCAACTGGCCAACGATGCCACAGATAGACCCTGTGAAGGATACTAAAGCCTCAACCGATAAACTTAAAGCTGGTTTAACCACCCTTGAAAATATACTTGGTTCAGAATGGAAAGCTATTCTTACACAATTAGGCTTAGAACGTGAAGAAGCTGAGAAGCTAGGGTTATTTTTAGCAGAATTTAATGTTAAAGAAGACAAAAACAATGATACATCTGATGAAGATGATGATACTGAAACCATAAAAGGTGATACAGATGAGTAATGAAGCTGAAATTTTAGAAGGTGGTTACTGTAATATCACCAATTTTATCAATAAGGATAAGCAAAAAGAAACAACGATGGACATTATCGGCGTTATTGGCTGGGAAGTTTGGGATATGGATGTTGTTCACATGCTTAATCAAATTAAAGATACCACGGTAATTAATATTAGGCTTGATAGTCTTGGTGGTTCAATCGCTGATGGCCTTACAATTCATAATTTATTATTATCTCATAAAGCACCTGTTAATATTACCATTATAGGTAAAGCTGCCTCAATGGGTTCAGGTATCGCAATGGCTGGTGATAAAGTAAAAATGTTTGAGTCTGGAATGTTCATGCTTCACAATCCTAGTTCTGGAATGATTGGAGAATCAAAAGATTTCAGATCACAAGCTGATACACTAGATAATCTTAAAGAATCATTAATTAGTTTATACTCTAACAAGTCAGGTTTATCACGGGAAAAAATTTCCAACATGATGAACGCTGAAACATTCTTAACACCACAGGAAGCTTTAGAACTTGGTTTTATTGATGAAATAATTGAAACTCAGAGCATGAAAGCTGTAGCAATGGCAGTGCCTGATTTTATAAACCTATCAAAAATTCCTGCATTCGCTCAGGATCTAATAAAAGGAAACAAAAACATGAGTAAAGAAATAAAAGATGCTCCAATTGTTGAGCCTGAAGCGGCAAACGTTGAAGCAAAAAATGAAGTCAACAAGCCAGTAGTGGCTGTTAATGTTGCAACTTCTGAAGATATGATAGCTTTAATTGCTTCTAATAAAGCAGTAATGGAAAGTAACAATTTGATTCTTACCAAGATTGCAGAAATGTCAAATACAGTAAAAGAAGCTAACGAGGCTGTAGAAGTCGCTGAAGCTAACGAAGCTGAAGCTAAGAAAGAAGTTAAGGAAGTCAAACAAGAAGCTTCTAACGCTACCGCAATAGCTACTAAGATGGGTGTAGACCTTTCTTCTGTTAATATTTGCGACGAGGAAGAATCTAAAGAAGATAAAACTTGGCAAGATACTTATAAAGAAATGCCTAGTAATACAGCCGACGAGCGTGACGCTAAAGCTGATTACAGAATGAAAAACCTAAAAGAAGGAAATTAAAAAATGGCTAGTATTACAGTAACTAATGGAGATATCGAAGCCTTAGCACCGGTATTTGTTGACGCACTTGTTGAAACTCTTGAACCTCTTAACGCTTTCGCTCTTGGTATTGAGTCAGACGCTAAAGAAGAAGGTGATACAGCTAAAGTAGTTGTATATAGTAAATTTTCTGATGGTGTAACATTTGATGTTGACACACAGAACTATGAAGATGAACAGGCTGAAGGCGTAGAGTTTAAGCCAGTTGTTCTTGATACTCACAAGAAGCATACTATTTCATTGCAGGATAAGCAGAGACGCGGATACAGCAAAGAAAAACTAATGCAACTTCAAGGTCAAGCAATGGGCCGCACTATTCTAAAAGATGTTTACGCAAAAATTCTTGCAGCTACATTTACAGATAGTATTAATATCGGTCTACCTTCTGCTTTTGATTCTGATTTGTTCGCTGATTTCTGGTTATCAATGGATCAAGCTCTATGGGCTCCTGAAAACAGAACAGCTATTTTGTTGAATACTTATATGGGTAACTTATTGAAAGATAACGACCTTAAAAATGCAGATGCAGCTGGTGATACAGGATTATTAAGACAGGCTAAATTCAGCCCTCTTTATGATATTCAGCCTATCAGCTCGCAGATCTTACCAACAAACGGTGAAAACCTAGTTGGTATTCTTGCAAATGGTAATGGTATCGGAATCGGTATGGCTCCAGTTGTTGTTGATGATGGTGACGGCGCTGAAGGTGTAGTTAATTCATTCATGGTTCAAGCTCCAGGTGGTGTTACAGTTGGTTTCAGAACTCACTATGCACCGGCTTCTGGTAAGCGTTTCATGACTACTGAATTACTTTACGGTATTGCAGAACTACAACCTGCTTCTTTAATTCGCTTAACATCTGCGTAATTGATTTATAGCCGCCTTATAGATTTAGGGCGGTTATTTAACTCAAAGTAAGGATATAAAAATGAAAAATATATTAATCGGAATCATCAAAGGCAAAGAATCATTAATTGCTATGGGTGCAGAAGCTAGTACATTGTATCGCGAGTTACAAAATGCTAACGGTGGAAAGTATGATGAAATTCATATGTATAGAAAGCCTTCTAAAAAGTCTAAATTCAGAGCTGAAAACAATGTTTCAACTTGTGAAAATACTTTAAAAGGTGCTAATAATTCTGTTGAGCAATCTAAAGATTCTATTGCACTTGCTAATAAAAGCTTAGAAGTTGCTAAAGATTCAGTATCAGTTGCTAAGAAAGCAGTTGATAAATGCAAGGATAAGTCAGATAAAGAAAGACTTAAAATTGTATTACAGCGTGTAAAGAATGATGAAAAATCAGCCATTGCCAACGCTAAAAACAGAGTAGCAGCAGCTGAAGCAACTATGAAGCAGCGCAAAGACAGTGTTAAAACCGCTAAGAAATATTTAGAAGAAGCTAAATCTAAATAAATATTTTGAGTGTTGGGTGGTTCGTGCCGTCCTGCCTGATGCTTAATTTTTAAAGGATAATTAAACAATGAGTAAAATAAAAGACATAATGAACAATCAACTTAAAGCCGCCATGTCACATTTAGATGATGATAACGGAATATTTAACGGCTTTTCACTTGGTAACAATTTTGATTTATTATGTTCTGAAGTATCGCTAACTATGAGACAATCACAGGAACGTGACGCTGATTTTATTCAAGCTTATCAATTATCTGTTTTAGTTAGGCAGTCAGATTTTGACGGTGACGCTAATACATTTGAAGGCGATATAGCAATTTATAAAGATATTGAAAGACGAGTTATGAAAGTAACGGCAACTTCAGACGGCTTAGAATGGCGTTTTGACTTAGGCGCAAAGTATACAGGTAGGTAATTATGAAATTAGATACTAGAGAATTTAATAAATCTTTAAATAATTTAATTAAAGAATCGTCAAAAGATGATTTCGACATTCTTACTTTTAATGGTAAACAAGTTATTCGCCTTATAGCATATGAAACACCCAAAAAATCTGGATTCGGTCGTGCTGGTTGGACTGCTTCTTGGAATGAGATTGGTAACCCAGGTAAACCGTATACTAGAAAAGCACCAGGTAAGCACAAGCGTGGAAAGAAAACATATATTGTTAGCGGTAAAATGATCGATAACAGAAAAGATAGAGTTAACCCGTCAGTAGAATTTGTTAATAACACCTTCTTACTTTATGAACGTGGAAACTTTAAGCTTAAGCTAAATTATCTTTTTGATCTTAACGACGGAAAATTAAGAACTATCCAAGGTGAGGCTGTAGGAAAAGATAATAAAGGCTTTGTACAAAAAGCAGTCAATAGAGCCACTTTTAAATTCAAGAATAATTATAAACGCAGACTTAAGAAATTTTCAGGGAAATAATGTTTAATAAACAAGAAATTTTAAACGACTTTAAAGCTTTACTAACAGGAATTAATACATTTTCTGAAGGTGAAGATAGAGTGAATAGTGCGTTATATCCAAGCGTAGGTATTGACGTTACTTTAATGTCGCCTTCTTTCCTTGCAGATACCGGTGTCAATTCAGGCTACTATGCAGCCGACGTAATGCTAGATTGTGTTTCATATCGAAAAGATGACTTAGACCGCTCTATCGTTAACCAGTTGGCTTTTGACGTGATGCTAATAGTCAATCAAGATGACATTTTAGAAAGATTAAACCAAGTATCAACATTTTATACATATATAGGCTTCAATCCTGGTGATAGTTTCCCAGATGATGAAGATAGTTTTCGGCACGAAGTTTTACAATTTAAAATACATACGGCAAATAAAAACATTAATTAAGGAGTTACTAAAATGAGTAGCAATTTATCAGGAACTATTACGATAGTACCGGCATTCACAAACAGAGACACGGACGCGGGTTTAAGTAATCCAAAGGAAACTGTAACCCAAAGTAGTGCAGTCACCTTTGCAAATGGTATAGGCGCAACAGAAATTGATTCACTTTTCACAGATGAAAAAACAGATCTTGCAGCATCAACTACTGAGTCATACGACTTGACGTCACTTGAAGACGGTATTGGAAATGCAGTTGCTTTTGTTAAGGTAAAAACTTTATCAATTACAGCAAAAACAGCTAATACATCTGATATTTTATTAGATTCAACAATCGTAAATGCATTTTTAGGATATGCCACAGTTGCTACAAAAATAGCAATCCAACCTGGCGGTAACGTAACTTTTGTTGCTCCTGGTGATGGCTATACAGTAACTGCTGCTACTGCTGACATTTTAGCAATTGAAAATACAGATGGTTCTGTAACTGCAGCATACGATTTAATTATAACCGGCACAAGTGCGTAAGGAGTAAAATAAAATGGCTACTATATTCGGAACAGTAACTGGAACATGGCCCGCTTTTGGAGTTAATAACTCTGAAGTTGGTACAATCGTAATGAATACAAAAAGTGTTTCTTATGAATCAGAAGATGCAGCAATACAAAATGAAAGCGGTGATACAATAGTAAAAGCTAAGTATGACCCTACTGATAAATTTTCTTTTGATGCAACGATCACATTACCAGGACATTTACAAGATACTGCTAACGGTGGTATTGATATTCGTGATGCATTCTTAGTTGTTAATGATGTACACGGAAATGTAAGAAATTTAATCATGGATAGTGCAACAATTAATGAAGATAATACAGACTTTGTTAAAATCACAGGTGAAGGTACTTATTACCCATCAGTTGATCCAGTTGTTACACTAGACGCTTAATAAAATAACTCAGAAGGACGGCACACAATTATGAGTAATGACAATAAACAAACACTAACACAAATAACACCTGAAGAATTCGCAGCTTGCAAAGGTGATCCATCACAGATACCAAGATTAAAAGAACAGATTGAAGGAATCATTAAAGATGGTACAACCAAATCAGCGCAAGGTTCAGAGGTAACAGATTCTGATTTATTCGAGAATGTCGAAATACTTGGTTTTGTAATGCGTAGGTTATCAGCTGGCGATGTAATTTTATTCGAACGTGTTGGTAATCCAATTTTCGACGCAAGTTTTGAAGATAATGAAGTCGAATTGATTCATTATATGGAAGTCTTAATGGTACTGTCAACGCCAGCAGATGAAGTATATAGACTGGCTAAACTTTCAAGAGATAAATATGATTTTGAAGATGCTGCTATTGAATTCGGTTCTAAAATCACTCAACAGCAATTGATGGAATCAGTAGAGCAGATACAAGAATTATTAGATGAAGCAATGACAGAAGACATGGAAGAAGGTTCAAGTGGTGAATCATCAGGAAGTGAAAAAAAAACGACTGGCTAAGTAGTTATGTAGAATTTTTTAGTTTCAATACAGCCTGGTCGCGAGAATATATAATTTGGACGTTGCCGTATAGCTCAGGTAACAAGTATTTAAACAGTCATATAGAACGGGTTAACCCAGATGCCCCTGACAGTGACGCACCTAATACAACGAGTATAGCACAAAAGATAGAAAATTTATTAAACGATTCAGGATTTAACGAGAGTAAAAAACAATGGCTAGCAAAGCAGAATTAAAAGCTAAAGTAAGTTTAAATAGCGGTCCTTTTAGAAGAGGACTAAGAAAGTTAAGAGGTTTTACTCGTTCTTTTTCACGTAACTTTGGCGCACCGATGGCGGCTGCAACCAAACAAATGGTACGTATGGGCGTTATTGCCGCTACGGTACTAGCCGCGGGCCTAGCGGTTGCAGCTAAAGCAGTCGCCAACTTTTTAGATAATATTGATAAGATGAACTTAAGGACGGGTATTGCAACCGATCAATTAGTTGCTCTATCGTTGGCTTCAGAACTCGCAGGATCAAAGCTTGAAGATGTAGAAAAAGCACAAAAGCGTTTAGCTTCTAATGTTGTTGATGCTAACAGAGGTTTAAAAACTTCTATAGACAACTTTAAAGATCTTGGTATTGAGTTTGATAAATTTAAAAAACTTTCTCCAGCCGATCAATTTTCTCTAATTTTAAAGAAGATTGGTGAAACTAAAAACGCTACTGTTAAATTAGGTTTAGCTCAAAAAGTATTCGGCAAAGCTGGTGCAGCATTAATACCAATGATTAACAATCTTGAAGAAGCTGAAAGACTTACCAAGAAATTTGGTTTAAATATCACACCAGAACAAGCCAGACAAGGTGCAGATTTTAACGACCAATTAACTTTAATTAAATTTGCCCTTAAAGGTTTATTTGTTACTGCGATTGGTTTTAAAGATCTTAACAAAGGCCTTGCAGCATTTAGGGAGCGTATAGTTAATTTGAGAAAATCACAAGGCTTTCAAACTTTTGTAACGGCTTTTAAAAATGGTGTAGCTTCTATTGTTAACGGCACCTTAACACTTATGAAAACTTTCGGCATCCTAGCAACCAGTCAAGGACAGAACTTTAGAACGCTAATTAAAAACGCTGCTATTACGGTTTTATTCTTAAAGTCTGGTTTCTTGATGCCTATTATTAGAATTATGGGTCTAGTTGGCTTAGCGATAGCCCGTCCGTTGCTTCTGGTGGCAATACCTGCCCTTACTGGGTTTGTAGCTGTATTGGCTGCATTGAAGATAGGTGAGGCCTTAGAAAAGGCTTTTGATATATCTGGTTTTATATTAAAGATTATATCAATAGGTAAAGCAATGACCATGCTTTTATCACTTGGTGACAAATCACTAGGTGAAGCAATGAGCAAAAGTTTACAGCAATTAGAAAATGATTTTGCTGATATAGATGCACAATCTGAAAAAGTACCATTCGGGCAAGCAATGAAAGAAGCTTATGATGAAGCCTTTAACGAAATTGCTACCAATGGTAAATCCGCCATGGATAAGATAAAAGAAGTTATTACAGGAACTTTCCCGATCTCTAAAGGTATCCAGGAAGCCATGGACGCATGGAAAAAAGCTTCTGAAGAAATAGAACTGGGTAAAGATACCGAATTTGCAAAAAATAATATGCTCGATGCTGAGGGCGCAATGCAACGTATGGCTAGCATGGGTCAAAAATTCCGCGGTGGTTTTGTTGATATGACTAAAGCAGTAGCCAAAGAAGCTAAAGGTAAAACCCTAGCAGAATTAAAAGCAATTCAAGACGCTACTCAAAAAGCAGCAATCAGAGCTAAATTGATTCAAGGTACTGGTGGTAAAGCCGGAAAGATTCAAGATATAAACGCCGCTAAAAAGATAAGTGATAAACAATTAGCTAGCTTCTTAAAAGGCTTGCAGAAAGCAGCAGAAAAAGATACCAGAGCAGAAGAGTCTAGACGCGCAAAAGCAGTAGAAGATATTAGAAAGGCTTTAGAAATTCAAACAGCAACTAAAAAGAACACTGAAAAAATGGTTACTCTATTAAGTAAGGGTACGATGTTAAGTGTTGATAAGGTTTAATTAAGGAATAAATAAGAATGGCTACTATATTCGGTGATGACAACGACGAAAAGATTTTACAAAAAAACTTCCCTTCTACCACGCAAGATTCGTCGGGCCAATGGAAAATGGAATTTCAATATGTTCTTAATAGTAGCATAGCTTTTGATACTGATGTAGTGCCGGCTTTTAATAGCACTGTTCCACCTGAGTTTGCAATACCCGGCGTTACTGCTGGTTTGCTACTTCTTGGTAAGACCTATTCACCAAATGAAATGCCAGGTTATCAAAATTTAACTTTAGCTTATACGCTCCCTTCTTCAGAATCTACTGGTAGCCCATCTAATCCAGCTGACCCGCCAACATTAGAAGCTAATACGGTTTTTCGTGAAGTTCCTGTTGAAAACGCACTTGCTCCTGGTACTGATGAAGGGTTGAGCCCTGGTGAAGTATCAGCACAGCATGCAATAGGAAATAGTACCAAGTTTGCTTTTCAGGTTCAATTTATTAGAACAGAAGTACAAACCAACGGCTCAATTAATGAAACTGAATTAATTTCTAAGGTTGGTAAACGTTCGGACCCAACCGGTTTACAGGGTGTTGGTGCCAGCTATCCAGCAGCAGAACAAAACAGATGGCTTTATACATCATTAAGTATCAATACCATTCCAGGAAATAACCGTCAAGTACGTGAGGAATGGACTTATGATGAAGCTGGATGGGATGCAGCATTATATGCAGAGGAAGGGGAATAAATAAATGGCACAAAAACCTAGAGCGCCTTTGCCTAGAGTACCAAATGGTATAAACGGTCCTGTAAAAGATTATTTAAATCTAATGTATAATTGGGTTAGAGGCTTACAGATAAACGAAGGTAAGAATATTCGAATTACGAGTAATACAGGCGGGCAAACAATTAATGCAATACCTGAAGAAATAATTAGTCAAATGCCTTTTTATGCTTCATTCCCTTCTGGTGGTAGGTATACATTAGACCGCCCTGACGGCTCAGAATCAAACCCTGATATTTTATCTATCAATACAGGTTTTATTTACTATAAAGAATCTTTTGATACCACTAGCGCTGGTGTAGTCTTACAGGCTGTTAACTGGGTTGACTTAGGCACAGATTTTGATTTTGAAATAGCAGATGTATGGGTTGAAGCAATAATTGGTGACGATGATGTTAGCGCTACCTTACTAGATGGAGCATTCCCTGGGTTTCATCCTGGTGAAAAAGATAGCCCAGTATATAATTATCATATTGGCTCACTTGTAAAATATTTAAATACAGCATCTAATATTCCACAATCTTACAGCTGGGAACAGGCATGGGTGGGAAACATAAGTCATCAAGATTTCTTTTTTGATCCTGAAGAACTTCCACCAGTTGATCCGCCTTATGATACTGATACTAATGTAGTCGGCGGTAATGTGTGGGTAAAGGTTCAAAATAACGGTCAAGGTCGTTATACCGTTCTCCATATGGGTGGTGATGAAGTAAGACCCAATGGTCCTTTAGTCGCTCAAGCAACTTTAAATTTAGTTGATGCTGTCACAGCTGATGCCATTGTAATGGAAATTCACGGTAACCATATTTTATCATTAACAGTTGATTCAAGCGGTGTTGATATTGACCCACCGCCACCAATTGACCCTCCTTATGATCCGCCAATTGACCCACCTGATAAAAATTTTAGTGCGGAATTATCAATTAGTGAAACTTTTGAAACAGATTATAAAACTTCCATTGTAGCAACTTTCAATAAAACCCCTGATGATGGCTTAGACGGTCAAAACGTCCAATATTATGCAGCAGTTCAAGAAAGTGAAACAAATGTTAATGTAGTAATATCTTATGATAATGATGATTTAAGTAATGTTGGTGGATTGGTTAGACTTCAAGATACAATGGATGATGGTTTTACCTTCTTTATGCGTGGTTTGAGATGTTATTATAATACGACTGTAAATTTTTATGCAGTTTTAGAAAACAATTTTACATATTCTACCAGTACATTAACAAAAGTATTGGATATGGCAGCCTCAACAGATGAAACAATAGTTGAAGATAATACTGGTCTTTTCCTTGAAGCAACATTAACAGGTTTTGCCGCCGCTCAATTTTTTGACTTCGATGATGATCCCGATTATGTTATTGAATTGTCTGGTACTTGGTTAAGTGATGGTTTGGCAATACAATTAGCTTTTGTTGAAACTGATTTCTCACAATTTCAAAATCCAGCCGGTCAATTACAAAAGATAAGAGCAAGTATTGACGAATATGATACGGGAAAATCTGGTTTTTTAACTGATGTTTTTGTAAGTGTTCCAGATGTAAGAGTAGCAGCAGCTGATTCAATTGTATTTCTTTTCAGTTTAAGATACAGCCCTAAAAATTGCGTACTTGTAACAGATGAAACGGTAACTATTCCAGTATCATCGACTGATAATTGTTGGTCTGATGATTTCGAGTATGTTGGTCCAGCTCCTGACCCTGTTATTTGGACAGAAGTGACTAGTGATGGTACTAATACTATCGCAGCAGGAATATTAGTCCAGGAAGTAACAGTTGATACTGGTATAGCTGAAATTCATAATAATTTCCCAGATATCGTTTCTGATGATTGGTTTGTTTCTAATGCTTATGTATCGGTAGCTATTCCAATTGTTACTGCATTGGTAAGACAAGTATTAAAACTCACTACATCGACTTCAAGTTTCTCCATGGGATACCAGCGTAATAATGCAACTGTTCAAGAATTAGTTGTTATGGCTGCTGGCCTAGTATTCTATACTGAAGATGATGCATCAGCAACAGGCACGGTATCAATGGAGCCTGGTACTTTCCACTTGAGTGATAATTTCTCTGGTACTGGTCAAAATTCAGATACTGATGAAGATGGTCGCTTTGCTAGTAGATGGGAAGTTTTAGAAAATGGTAATGTTACAATAGACGTTGGTTCCGGCAGTATGTCACTTGACGCTGATGACTCAACAGGTGGATCACAACACTTTGTAGTGCCTACTATTGCAATACCTACTTTAGTTGATGGTGGATATTTAGAATTTACATTTAGTAGTTTAGTATTACCTACCGCAGTAGCCAATGGTGATATAACTGCTAACTTCCGCTTAGATGATGGTGGTTCAAACTTTGTACAGATCTATTGTAATAAACCAGCAGGGTCAACTACTAAAGATGTTAAAGTAAATAGTAACACTGAGGGCGTAAGCGTTGTTTTCACTCCTTTAGTTGATTCATTTGGTACATTTAAGATTGAAAGATCTGGTAATGATTTCTTGATGTATTATAACGGTAACTTAGAAGATACTATTACAAATGCTTCTCTTGCTGCATCTGGAACTCAATTCTTAGAAATTGGTTGTGCTGTACAGAATTCTAATAATCTAGGTAACTTCATTAGTTTCGATGTTGATTCAGTAGAAGTTAGTGATAATGGAACAGATGCAACAGATTTCAGAATATTATACAAGAAAGATGCATCATTAATTTATGCTATAGCTTATACCTCTGGAAGTTTAACCGCTGCCGATGTTAATTACTTAGCTGATGACGTGCCGCTTCTTCATACTGCTGACACTTCCGAATTTGTTATTCAACACCCAATAGGAGTTCCATATTGTACCGCTATAATTTAATATTACTGCTTTTAATAGTTTCATGCAAGACAGATAGTAACCCGTTATTAGCTTCTTCAGTGAAGAATACATCTTCAACTGTGTCTGAAGTCGCAAAAGACAACAAGTCGCAAGCTGGTACTATTAAAAAGCTCTCTACCAAGCAAGGAGTACATAATGCAGCCGATAAAATCATTGAAAACTCAAGAACTCTTGAAAAGTCAGTAATTGTTTTGGATGGATATAGTCGCCAGGTAAGTAAAAACAATAGAAAAATGAAAGATTTAACTGATGAAAATACCCGACTTAATTCATCAAGCAATAAACACTTCAATATTGCCATGACTGCATTATCTGTTTTGTTTATTATCGCCGCCGTCTTTTCTTTTCAGGCTCACAGTTATAAAAAAGCAATATCTTTCTTAGGTGGTGTATTAATTTGTTTTGCTGCTTCTTGGTTTTTGCATCATATTGGTATTGTTATAGCAGCATTCGTAATATTAACCTCTATTTATTTCTTTATTAAAGACAGGAAGTCTATATTTAAAGAAATGCATGAAAGTGTAGAAGTATTTAAAGGTATGGCTAATCAAGATGATAAGAAAATAGCAACAATCAAGTTGAATAGTATTCAATCTGGTAATACTAAAAAACTAGTAAGACAGCATAAAAAACAAAAGGTAAAATAATGGCACGTGATTGTAAATTAGAATATTACCGAGATAAAAAAGGTTTTTATAGGTGGAGAATTAAAGCGGGTAATGGTGAAATTATCGGCGCTTCTACTCAAGGATATAAAAGTAAAGAATCAGCACAAGATAATATTGTCTTTCTTGCAGCTCTCTTTTCACAGCTAGAGGATAGTTTATAATGAATCTCTTTACCCCTGAGTTATTATCCATTACAGCAATCATCGTTTCGGTATGTATGGGTATCGGTGGCTTCTTAACTACTCTCTTTACTTCCGTTATTGGTTTTATGATAAAGAATACAATGAAAAATATTGATCATAAGATTGATACTATAGACGATAAAGTCGAGGCATTAGAAGACAGCCTAAAAAGCGTTATCGAAAAAAAAGATCAGGAACACGACAAATTACATCGAAGAATCACAAAAACAGAAGAAACACACCATGAACTTGAGAAAGCCATGGCGTTAGATTTACGTAAGATAATAGCAGGACAAGCAAGCATTAAAGGTGTAATTGAAAATAAAGTTATACTAAGTACCCATGATACAAAAAAATAAATAAGACTACATATACATAAGCAGAACATAAACAAGAATAAGGAGAAACATTATGTCAACACCAGGAAGCAAATACAATAAGCAGGGAACAGGAAGTCTTTTTAGATGGCGTGGAGAAGTAGCAGATGCTACCGCAAGGGATGCAATCTCAGTACCTTTAGTAAATGATTACTGCGTACAATTAGATGATGCTGTCAATAATATCGTTTATGTCTATAACGGTACTGAATGGAATAAGACAGATAAAGACGGTGGAATAGTAGGAGCCTTCAAGAAAAACAAAATATATATCCAAGAACATCAAATCAATTTTCTAGTATCAGTTGCTACATCTAATCAATTCTTAGCCACTGGCGGTATTGAATATGTAAACGATGATAAGAATATGGATTTTGCCGGTTATATATCAGCTATTCCCCAGGGCATTACTACTGATACAAAAGACCTTATTCGAATTACGGTATGGTAAGGTGTATTTATGTCTACATCACAAAATAATTTAATACAATCAGGGAGTAGAATAATATCGCTCCTTGATCCTGTTGATGGATTTATTGAAGTATTACCTATTACAGACTATACCAATGTTACGGATATTGAATTTGATTTAGATGTTGATGCAGAACAAATAAATTTAACTCTTGATGCCTTACCTGTAACAGATGCCGTTCAATTACAGCTTGAATTATGGAATGGTTCTATATGGGTAAGTACTGGCTTTGCTCATCATATTGCAACTTCAAAAGATAGTAGCAGTGCATATGCTGCTTCAGCTGCCGCTACAAATAATATATCTGGTACATTAGGAAATGTTATTGGTTTATCAATGGATATTACTATAACAGGCCATCAAGCCGGTCTTTTCCCTGTAATAAAACTAGATGGTATTGCAGTTGATGATGCTAGTGCCACTTCAAAGATTGAAGGAATGATTATTCAAACCAGTACGCAAGAATATACCAAAGCTAGGGTTAAAATGTCTAGTGGTAATATTGCAACTGGTAAAGCACTTGTGTATTCATCTCAATTTGGGCCTTTCTTGCCACTTACAACTGCCGCAAAGCAGAATATGGTAGGACGGGATCTAATGGAGTTTCCAATGGATGACAACCCTTTAAATGTCGTCGCTATTGGTAATACTGCTATTTCAGTTAATGCATCAGTTAGGGCAACGGTAAAAACTTCTGCTGTTCAAGCTGCTAATTATAAATATCATCATGATAAAACACAAAGTTCAAGCGCTAATTATTCGGCTAATAATGCTGGTAGTGCTTCAAATATGGATGTTATCACAAGCTTGGGCAATGATGCAGGTAGAACAGGTTTATCAAATATCTTTATACCTAATGCTGGTAATACTGATTTAATTAAAACTATCACAACTATTGGTGGAGCTTATGATAATTCAGGTAATGCACGAAATGCGCATAGCTCAATGGGTTATACTGGTGATACTGAAGCTTTAGCATCTTTAATATTAGTCCCTTCATCTGGTGAATTTTCATCTGGTATTGCAAGAAAAAGAAAACTACAATTATTTAGACCTCAAGAAATAGGTAAAATATTTGGGCCTTTCACTTTTCTTGCAGAAGCAGAAATAAACAATTCAGCATCATTTGAAATACCATTAACAGATAATTGTGCAGTTAGACATATTGTTTATTTATATGATGTTGTTATGAGTGACGATGATTCATTTTTGAATTTAGAATTCTTTCAAGGTGGTGCTTGGATAGTAACTAATAATAAATATCATACAACCCAAACAAAGTCTAATAATAATTCTTATAATGCTGATGCTAGTGTAACGGCAGGTAGTTTATCCTTTCTGCGTAATTTAGGTAATGCAGCTGGTGAGTCTTCAATGTGTATCTTTAATATAAGCCAATGCGGTAATGGCGGTATGGTTATCTCTAATGGTGCAAGTGTTGATGCTTCAGGAAACTTACAAGCAGCCAATGGAGCAGGCAGAACTACTAGCACCGATCAAGTAATGGATATTAGATTTGTTCCTTCATCAGGTACTTTTTCTGGTAAATTATTACACTATGCAATCATTGAAGGTGGTGTAGCAGTTATTAATGGCTTTACTGTTGGCTTTGATCCTGGCTTTGGATTTACTAATAGATTTAGAGCTGTCTTTGATACTACTCAAGCAGGTAGTGCCAGCGATACATTAATATTACCAATATCAACCAACCAAGATTTAGAAATTGATTGGGGCGATGGTGCAGGTTTTGTTGATGCTCCTTTAGTAGCCAATTATACTAATGTTTATACAGTTGGTGGAACTTATACCGTAACAGTCAGGGAAAAATCTGGCGGTTATATAACTGATTGGAAATATAATAATCTTGGTGATAAAGAAAAGATCATTGATTTGCAAAGTTGGGTAGGTTTAGACTTTGGCGTGAATGGTTTAGGCGCTTTTTTTGGTGCCATAAATATGATCATATCAGCAACAGATATTCCTAAAACTGATTTAATGGTTAGTGCCGGTAATTTCCTTAGAGCTAGCGGAATTGTAACCACTCCATTAATTGATTTTTCTGTATGTACTGGATTTTCTGGAACTTTTAAAGATTGTGTAAATTTAATTGAAACGCCTCTCTATAATTTAATTAGCCTTAATGGTGGCGGCAATATGTATGATGGCTGTACTAGCCTAGTATTTGTTCCGGCTTATAACTTACCAAATATGACTAATGGTGTAAATTTCTTATTAGGCGTAACTCTTGACCCTGAATCATGGTCTAATTTATTAATTGCCATAGAAGCTGTCAATAGTAATCCTAATGTTACATTAAATGGGGGTAACTCACTTCATAATGCAGCGGGATTAGTAGCCTTGAATGCATTAGTTAATGATCATGGATGGACTATTACAGACGGAGGCCCTGAATAATGCATAAACTAGAAAGTAATGTAAGAAATACAACAGTCTGGTATTTAGCTTGCCAGGCTGGATCTTGTCACTTTGGGGCAATTGAACCTGATCAAGAGCTAAGTACAGGCCAAAAGAACCTTACTACTTTTGAAACAGAAGCTGAATTAAAAGCAGCAGTGGATAAAATGAATGGTTCTGGTTATTACGATAGTATTGTTAATCCAGAGGTAATAATCTAATGTTTAAATTAATAATATTGGTTCTTTTGTTTAGTTGTAAAAGTTCCAATATTATTATCCCACTAAGAGCAGACTTTGAAAGAATTCATGATAAACAGTATATAGTAAATGTTTATGACTGTTCTGATAAATGTATTGATTATGGTGAAGCTTTGGAGAGGGCAGGATATAAAATTCAAATTCATATATTCAGTACTCGTAATCCAAAACTTGATCATTCGGTTGTTTGGGTTAATAATAACTATATTGATCCGACAACAGGTTTTTCCTGTAAAGAGCCATGGGAAATAAATAGTTTATTCGGTGGAAAGCTTAAAAAAAGTATAACGATAGCACAATTAAAGAAATTAAAATAACGGAGGAATAAAAATGTCAATTCCAGACACCACACAAATGAATGCCGATATATTGGCTTTGATGCCCGATAATGTAACCGGCTTAATATCACCAGCAGACGCCAGGAACGCAAATAGTATAATTATTGATAACTTAGTAGTAGGTAGTTCATTTTTAACCATAAGAACTATTACAGCCGATCCTACCTTTACTGATGCAGATTATCATTTTAAGGTTGATGCAACTAGCGGAGTAGTAACAGTTACCTTACCAACAACAAACATCACTAATAGAATATTTGTTTTTACTAAATCGGACGGTATGTCAAACAATGTAACTATTGATGGCAATGGTAATAATATTAATGGAGCTGCGACTCAAATACTCGTATCTCAATATGAATCAATAACTATCCATTTCGATGGAACAGATTGGAGTATTTCCTAATGGCTTATCAACCACAAGACAAAAATACTGAAACAGGTGTATTGTACGGCCTCGAAGTGACCGTTAATGGCGGCGATAATACAAAAGTAGATATTGCTCCAGGAATGGCAAGATTTGTTAACTGGACCAATGCCGCAGCCAATAAAGGTAAGCCACATGTTTGCGAAGTATCGTATCCAGGTGCAACAGCCGTGGTATTAGATGGATCAACCACTGCACCATTTACAGGTTTATTTATTATTTGTCCTGGTGGTGTTGCTACTTTAGAGCAAATCGTAACTCCTGATTATAATTTTAGCACAAGAAGAAATAAAGTTGCTTTACCTGTAGTCATTCACCAAATACCAACGGGTGTAATATTGGATATCTCTGAGGATTTTCAACTTGCTTATGAATGGCCTCAACAGATTAACGATATGCTTCATCAAGTTGGCGTATTATCAACAGGTAATAGATTTAGTGCGAATGGTGCCAATTTAAATGTAGATAAAACTGCGGGTACAGGTTCACAATTGCATTTTAATGCTGCTACCAATAAAGAAGATCCAACTAAAAGAATATCACCAGCTCAAACAGTAGGTTTCTTTATCTACTCTAAACAAGAGTCTGGTGGTGGTGGTGGTGAATTTACAGGTGTTTTTATCGATGCTGTTGATCCTGATACTTGGGATAATGCAGGAACTCTGGAAGCTGTACCTAATGCTAAATACACGGTTCAGGTATTCTTTCACTTTCCACAAACATCAACTACAAGTGTTTCTTTTGGTCAAGAAATCTTTAATCAGGAATCAGACGCACAAGATGCAATTGATGACGGTTCTTTTGATGATAACTTTATTATTCCACCAAATACTACTGATGGTGTAAGAGTTACATATCTAATAGTTCAGGAAGGTCAAACAAATCTTACTAATGCTGTATTCTTTCAAAATAGAACTGCGTTAATAAAATAATTGTTATGGTGAGATAAAAGCCCCTGGTGTAAATGCTAGGGGCTTATTTATTTAATATCTGTTTTCAGAAATAAAATATACAGTATCAGATGAAGCAATAGAGGTAAACATATGACCGACATTCTCAAGTGTTATTTTAAGTTTGCGACAATCTTCTTGCAATCTATTAGCTTCCTTATCTTTGGCGTTATATTTTGCTATATAGGTATGTTGCTTTGCCTTCTCATTTTCAAGTTCTGCTTTAAGTTCTTTAAACGCTTCTTGTAATTCAGCATGCTGTTCTACTTCTTCATTGATTAAAGTTACAAGATAAGCTTTTGTTTTTTTCATTAAGTCTTCATGTGCCATTCTAATATTCCTTTTTATTATTATCGTCTGATTTTGCCCTTACTCCAACAAATAATGATATGACTATAAACCAATACCATTGATCATTTCCAGCCATTAGGGCAAGGTATGCGCATATAATGCATGTTATCGTTGCAACCTGGCAGGCTAGTATTGAAAAGACAATTTTCATTCTATTATGCTCCTAACATTGCATTTTGTTTATATTTATAAATCCTTACTTCTCTAGCAGATCTATCAAGGTAAATAACAGTTTTTCTAATTTCAGTTATTCTATTAGCTTCTAACCTGGCTTCATGAAAAGAATTAATGCTAATTGTAATATTGTTCTTTATCTGAAATTCCTTATCAATTAAAGATGTTATTTCTGTCACTTCTCTTTCGGTAATTTCATTAGTCGTATTTTTCCTTCTATCATAGAATTCACCCATCTTGATTCTAATTATTTTTAATTGATGTTCTTTTGGTACCTCCATCTCTACTTTCTCCTTATTTCTTTTGTATATGGTTTTTTTCTAATCTGCATCTTTCCCTTACAGAAGCAACAAGTAAAAGTAATAGTATCGATATTTTTTACATGTTGATCTACTGGGAATTGATGATCACACTTTTTCTTTAACGTATTTTTAAGTTTAAGGGTTACTGGTGGTTTATAATAGCTTGCTGACTTCTTACATCTCGGACTGCAATAGCGACTGGATGCTAAGCCCTTATAAGACTTTTGACATGTTAGGCATATTTTTTGGTATTGTTCAAAATTAAACTGCGTCATTTAAGCTCCCTTGATTCTTTGCAGTGATAACACTTAATTTCGTTTCCGTCGATAATCCAAGCATGTACACCATGCGATTCCTTTAAACAGTAATTAGCATTTGAGTTAGATTTTTTAATATTGTCTTCATATATTTGATCATATTTAGATTCCAGTTTTTCAAAGAGTAGGAATATTATAAATCTATAGCTTGCTGATATGAGGCAACACCAAAGAAATAATTTATAATATCCCACAATTTTAATCCTTATAAAATAATACTGCTATGGGTTGGCGTGCTCTACCATCATCTGTAATTCTGATAGGGTGTTGATGATGTGATAAATCATTTTCAAGAATATAAACATAGGATGCAAATCCTTTTAATGATTGAGCGCATGTATGGACTAAACTAAAATTATCAACCGACCCGCCTGTATAGCACATTCTTAATAATTCATTTTTGTCCTCATCAAACTTAAGTAAATGAATATCATATTTAGAATACTTTTCTCTAAGCATGCGATTTAAGGCATCTTCATTTGATTCAACTGGTACACCGTTTCGTTCTATAAGCTCGGCCCCATCTAAAAAAGCTTCAATTGTGTCTTGTTCTAAGTTATAGTTATTGTTTACATCTATAAATGAATATGATACCTCACCAGCATATATTTCTAAAACCTTATAATCGTAATCTTTCCAGCTCCATTTATCCCCAACATATATTTTTATTTCTTCTTGTGCCATTCTTATTTCCTTAATTTATTTCATATTTTGTAATGCAAAGCCTGTTTCTATAATCACCACACAAGCTATCATAAAGGCAACAAAGGTTGCTACCGTGATAAAGGCCAAAATAATAAAGGTAATGAATTTACCCCTACGTGGAAGCTTCTCGTGTGTTAGTATCCATATGCTTGCTTGCAGAATTTTAGATAATGCAACCATGAAGCAGAAAAATACTATGACTATATGAACAATGGCCATAATTAGAATTTACCCTCAAGATATAATTCTGTAATACGTTTAGCTTCTTCCCACCCTTCACAAACTGCTACTGAATAGCCGCAATCTTGATGTAATGCCAAACGATTGTTTTGTGCTTCTGAAACTCTACCTCGTGGTTTACCTTTGACCCGCTTCCGTTTCATCTCGATAAATAAACCAGGCTTGGTAAATTCTTCAATCTCGCAGCTTTGGGTGTCATCATTCTTTAAAAGCATTCCTGTAACAGGTAAAGGTAAAAACAAATCAGGTGTACCAGTTTTATACCCTGCTTGCTTAGCTCGATCAATACGGCGTTTTCTTTGTACCACCGTACCAGCTTCAAAGCTTTCATTTCTGATATGAATAAATAGCTCAAATAAAGTGCCATGCTCAGTATGAACATGTTTACACCAATTCATAAAAGCTATTTGTTCATTTTCCTCATGTTGAATACGTGCCATCGTAGTTTTCCTTAGTCTCCGTTAAGAATTGCCTTCACCTTATTTGCATGACCAATACAAAGATCCATTATTTTTGTATCAGTATCCATTTTCGATCTAGTCCTAGTATGCATAACCAAATCATTTGTAATTTCTGCGTTCACCCCTGACTTTTTCATACAGCCAGGAATGTCGCACATAATTTCTATCTTTTCAATTTTCATACTAAAACGGAATATCGTCTTCAGGTGCATTATTACCAAACTGTGGCATGGCTGGCGGTTCAAAGGTGTTAGGTGGTGGTTGCTGCTGTTGAACCTGCTGCTGCTGTGGTGCCTGTTGACCTTGTTGAGGAAATGGTGGTGCTTGTTGCTGTTGAGGTTGGACAGGAACTACATTTTGTAATTGTCTTGGTGGTGCTTGCTGTTGCGGTGCTTGCTGTTGAGCAGGTTGTTGGTATTGTTGCTGCGGTGCTTGTTGGGTTTGCTGAGGCTGTTGGTACTGCGTTTGTTGCTGTTGACCGGCTACAAATATAGTTTTAAGTTTTAATTTAATATAACATCTTGGTTCCATTGGCATGCCTGTATTTTGATCTATTCCAGGCTTTCCAAAATTACCACCTAATGCAACTTCACATGATACTTTACTATATTGCGGTAATGCTGCAACGGTATCGGCTTCAGGTCCCCATGCTTCAATCTTTATATATTGATCCTTTCCTCTATCAGTTGTTGCAAATTCTCTAATAACAAATTCACATTTATTCATGCTTGAACCAGGTCCAAACGTTACCAGTTGTATAGGTGATGTTTGATGAATTAATCCATCAACGGTTGATAGTGCCATCTAAGTGCTCCTTAATTGATTTTCTTTAATAATTTAGGCCAGTCTATATACATTAAGTATTTAGGGCATTTAACGCGCCCTTCTGTCCAATTTCTAATAGTGCGTTCATTAATAGTCATTTCTTCAGCTAATTTCTTCCGTGCCGTTGCGTCTAAATCCCCTATTTTTGATTTAACATATGAATTAATTGCGTCCACTTGTTTATTTTCTCCTATTGTTTTGTTTTTCTTCTTCTAATTCTTTTAGCTCTTTTTCTAACTTAAGTATTTTTACTTTCTTCTGTAATTGGTATTCATGGCTATTGTAAGTTTGATAAGCACCAACAAATATAAATGCAATCAAACAAAAACCCAAAACTAAAAGAATATATAGAAGTATTGGCGGTTTCTCCATTACAGAAACCTTTCAAATTCAATTACAGTAGCAAATGGATTTTCTTGAAATGGTTGTGCCATTCTAATAACTTCACCCATTTCATTAGTCTTTGGTTCACCATAGATCATATTCCAAAGTGTTTTAAATTCATGATAGCGTTTTTCTAATGTATCGCCTTTCATACCTTCAGCTATTAAGTCTTCATCTCGTATCATTCTAACACGCTGGAATCTAACATTAGTGACTTTTACTCTAATGCCTGAATGAAATTCAATTGGGTTACCATCAGGACCTATAAAGGTTTCTACAATATCAAATACATCTCCAATATTATAGAATGTGTCTAGTCGTCTGGTCTGGGTTTTGGTGCCGTTCTTTATTGCAGGTACAAACATAGAATTAAATTTGATACCATTTTGTATTTGTAGTTGATCGTACATAATTAGTCTCCATTAATTATTTAGTCGATATATGATAATACATGTTCTGGAAAGATTTTCCAATGTTATTATAAAGAAATATTAATTATTCTTACAATTAACGTTTATACAGCGTTCGGAATCCTCCCAACTAAGCCGTTGAATTTTCCATCCACAATCAAAGCATGCATTTCTATCAGAGCTTTTATTTAGGTATATCCATTTGCGGTTTAATAGTTCGGTAGTGGCTTCTGCAAGTCTACTTATAACAGCACTACGCATATCTCTACCAATTGTTTTCATTTCCATATAACCACAGCCTAAGCAAAAGAACACTTCTTGGTTAGATACGTCACAACCTGATATATTATTACACTTAGAGCAATTAGGGCAAACACGAGATAAAGCATTATAAGCATAGCTACTTTTTTTATTAAACTCTACCTTACGTTTATATCTGGTGCTGCAACCTAATGTTATAGGGCCTTTAATATTTTCATTAGCCATTTTTATCACCTACTCCCATTAAAGTTCCTAGTACAATTAACGCTAATATTATAAAACCAATTCCTACTATTGCCGAGTCATTCATTTATCATCCTCTATTTGTCTACTTGCTTTAATTTTATCTATTTTACTAAGACATTCTACAATATTCTGGCTAATCATATTAAATACTTCTGAATCAACCATAAATTCTCTAACAGCTTCACTTTCTATTTCGTATATAGAGTTTAAAAACCTTAGATTATTCTCTACATCCTCTAATAATAAATCGAATAATTGTTTTTGTAGTTCTTTTATATAATCTTCTTGATTTTCCATAATTACAGCCCTTTGTTAGCTTGCCGTCGCTGTAATTATACTTATTATATTCTCACTAATTTACAAGATTCATCATCAATACTAATAACCTTTAGCTGAAATGATTCATAATTATATTTAAGTGGCACTTTATACCATTTCAGGTTGAATGGAGCATTATTCAAAATATCTTTATCAATGTGGCGAACAAAGGTATATTTAATATCTGGCGTACCATGATAAGCTGCAGCAACCAGGCGGTGAATATACCTGTTAGGGTACTTACCATCAATCTTCAATGCTGTTTCTAAATACTTCTGATTAAATGAGCCGGTAATACTTCTCCAACTTCCACGCATTTTAGACCAAATAGAACCAAATATATCAGCACAATATTTATTGTCGATATTAGGGATGTTTAAGGCTGGTGTGAATACATCATCAATCTTGATTAGTGAATTAGTGTTATTGATTGTTATGGTGCCTTCAGTGCCGTTTGATAGGCTCCTGAGAGTAGATGGTGATAAGATAATAGGTTTCACAATCCTTCCTCCTCTAAAAACGCATCAAACCAATCACTACTCTCTTTAGCCTTCTTTTTCCGAAAGTCTTTATCTTCTTGAGTATCAACAATTACAGGTTGAATTTTAACACCATTATCAGCATCTTCTTTAATCTTCCAAAATAAAAGAGCAATAAGTACACCTAATAGGCACACAAAGAAGAATAGAATACCATTGGCCTTCTCTAATTCATAATTACGCATTGAGAAGCTATCTACTTCTGCAAGTCGATCCTTGAGGCATTCAGGGCAAAACCATATATCAGCATCTTCTTTATCTAATGATACGATACATTTACATTTATGGCATATAGGGCCTAGAGTGTCAACAACATCATGATATTCACTATCACAATATTTACATACTCCTGATGATTCTATATCACTTGGTGGGATTGGATGTGCTTCTCGACAAAAATGGCATAATTGTGGTTTAAGTTTATTTTCTGTCCATTTCTCAGGGTCAATGCAGTCTAAAAAATCCTGATCGGTATTCCCTTCAATCATTTGTTCGGCAAATTCATGAGCTTTATCTGAAATAGCATTCATTCCTGATAATATTTCTTTAACTTCCTTTTCTGCTGCCTCTTCATTTTTAGTCTTTTTATCACGTGCCATCGTATTTATCCTTTATTTAAATTGTAATTGCGGTTTTGTAATCTTCTAAAGTGAATGGTTTTTTGTTAATCCACATAATCGGCAAATTCTCACAAAGATCATCATAAGACATTGCATAGATACACCATCCATCACCAGCCATATCAGACAACCCATATTCAAAATCAATGTATTCATCAAGAACTTTCCTAAATCTAGCTTCAGCATTATGTAGATCTTTGTTATATCTGCTATGAGCTTTAATTAGTTTTTCCATAATTTCCTTTTATTTAATTAATGCTGTTACTAATGAGCCGATAAGCAGCCCATAGAATAAGGCTGATAGAAAATGTTTCCAATATCGGGTTTTAACAGCTTTATTTACGCTGCCTTTCATCTCTGATATGCATTTTTCTAAATCATCTATTAATTCATTATCCATTTCAATTACTCTATCCCTCACCTCTATTTCAAATTTTAATTCATTAACTTCTTTTTCTTGCTTTAATATTATGGTATGTAGAAGTTCTGGATTATCTGGTTCTTCAGTGATCAATTTAATTACCTCCTAATTTATGTTTTCTTATTTGTTGTTCTTCAAAACTTTCACCACGTACAGCTAATTCTTCATTTTCTTCACGTATATCATTTTCTGAATATTCAGCTGGTCTGGTCCACATTCCTTTTGTTCTGTAATCCTTTGCCATATCATGTAAAGACTTTATATCTGTAATTTCTCGTACAATACCCAACTTAGGGTCCCATTCGCAATAAATACGGTGTTGACTACCTTCATCACGACTTTTTTCATTATTGATTATTGCAGAAACACGATCTAATTCATCACCTAGAATAGTTTGAGTATGTTTTTCTAATGATTTAACCTTTTTTATTCTCTGATAGCGAAGTATTGAATCAGCCATGTTTTCAATCTCAGAAGCACCGGAAATTACTACATCGCCTTTTTTAGGGTGAGCAATCAATATTATATGAACAGGATAGTCTTGTTTAAATTTGGTTAATTCTTTCATGATACGCGATTGTTGCATATTAACCTGACTTTTAGAATCTACTATTGACATGAGCGAATCGATAACAAATAGAAATGTGCCTTGTTTTGCTGCAATAATCATATTAGCCAGAATATCATCAAAGTTAAAATCTAAGTCCTCTTTATGATAAAACTGTATATAGCTACCATATTCTCTATCAAAGCGCTGTACGGCTTCTTCAGTCGGTGTAAAGATCTCTTTGTTATAAATGTTAATATGTGAATTAATTCTTTTAGGATAGATCATTCTAGCAAATCGACTCTTTTCAACACCTATACTAGATTCTGAGAATAACGACCATGATTTTTTGCTTTGTTTAGCAGCTGCTACAATCATTTGCCGGGCGACAGTTGTTTTACCTTCACCACGTTTACCTGTCATAACAGTAATTTTATGCTTTTTTAATCCAGCATCATTATAATCATGTGTTAAAAAGCCAGAACTAATACCATCTTCAAGGAATTCTATTTTAACAGATTGGGCCGTAATACAATTTTCAATAGGAATCGATTTAACCTTTTTAATGATCTCATAGGCATCAATACCACTATCCAGGACATCAGATATATCAAAGCCTTTAGTTTTCTGATATGCAAAGTCAGGATAAGATTGAGCAATATCTAAATATGATGTTTTAGCAGGGTCAAATACTTTAGTAGCTTCTTCAATCATATAATTACCTGCTTCATCAGCATCAGGAAAAATAATCAAACTTTGACAATGATTTTTATACCATTTTCTAAAAGTAGGTGAATGTTCAATTGCTATCTTAAGACTCTTAGAGCCGTTAGGAACTGATATAACACCAAGTACATCAAAGGTATTTTTATAAGCAGTAGCAACCCTTAAACAATCCGTATGACCTTCACATAATATTACAGTAGGCTTTGGATTACCTGATTTATCAAATAATGTATTTAGGCCGTAAAAACTAGGCCAACCATCAGCAACGCTAATTTCTTTACCTGCTGCACCATCAAATACATATTCCTTACCTGAGAGCAAACGACGTTTAGAGAATACATTTTCCCATTTGTTTTTGATTTTCTCACTATGCCTAAAGAATATCTCAGTATCACTAAATTTAGTGCCGTAGTGTTTTGCAACATCCATATCAATATTTTTACCTGCAAGATATTGTGACGGGCTATCATAACTAAGCTTAAATGAATTAGTTTTTGCAATAAATGTATCTTTTGGCCTAACAGTTAATTTATTCTGTAAGTAAGATGATGGTAATTTATAATGCGAATGAGGGATGTTATGCATTTTACACAAAGCTTCAATTGCTTCTGGGAAGCTCATGGCGTGAAATTCTTGATAATGGGTAAGAATATCATAACTATTTGCATGATCGCCTGAATAGCAGCTAAAATGATCACCACGCCATTCAGCAGAAGGTACTGAATCTTTATGCGAGTGATAAGGGCAATTATATAGATTACCTTTTTGCAATAAGTTTAAATCACTGGTTATTATATCTCTTGCAGTATCACCCAGACGGGCTTTAATTTGATTTGTTAGTTCTTGCATGAGTTCTCCAATAATTCTGGGTTTTCGTGAATGTTGCCGATAACTTCATAATCCTCACAAGCATATGCCTCCAATGGATCATTTGAATAATCTGTATAAAATCCGCAATTAAAGTTATTCCAAACAACCACAGTCAAAACAATATCATCTTCGCTGTGATCTTTTAAGATATCACCCTCATAGATTTCAACGCCGTTTTTATCCTTCAGGCCGGTGTATTGCATAAGAATTGAATCTGTCGGTTGACTGTACTCTTGCCCATATGGTCCACAACTTCGACAAAATTGACCATTCTCAATGCAATAATTGCTCCATATACCAAACGGGCTTAACTCCATAAAACCACCATCCCACGCTCTAAATTTAATTTCTCTACTCATGAGTTACCACCTTTTAATTCATTATATTCTGCTTTTTCTGCTAAAAGTGAAATATTCTCTGTTAGAAGCTTAATATGCTTATCTTGCAGCTCATCGTACTTTTTGCCTAATTCGAAATACTCCATGGTTTGAGAATGATTCCTTGGCACTTTTTTAGGCCTATCTAGCAGCAATAAGCAGCAAACTACTATAAAAATTAAAAGTAATACTAAAAATAATACCGTTCCTTTATCCATTGTTCTTATTCTCCTTTATTATGCTTTTAATACCTGGTGCAAAGTCTTTGACATGATCTTCTTTAATTTTCCCTTCCAGGTAAGTTTTACCTTCATAAGGACCCATTAAATCTAATACATGCCTTGCCCATCTTTGCCCGTAATCGTAATTTTGTTGACGCTGTTTTCTTGCTTCTTTTGTACCTGCTATAATGCTAAGTACTGATATTGTGATCATTGTAGTTGCTATTACTTCAAGCATTTGGTTTATTCTCCCTTTCCTGTGTCATTTTCCATTTCTCACAGATTTTTACCTGTTTAAAACCTGTTAATAAGTCTTTTTTTACTTCTAAATATGCTGATAGTTTGAATGGTGCTGGTAATGTTCTTTGTGCGTAATAAGTATCCTCATCGTATTCTAAAGAGTATAATTCAAGGCTGTAAGATTCCTTAGAATTAAACATCTGATGATATACTGATAAAGAAAATTTAGATGGGTCATAAATCTTTACTAAGGTATGAATAAGGTCATATTGTATAAATTGTTGATATTCTTTTGCCCCTTGTAGCCGTTCAAGACAGTAATTATGCCTAGCCTGTTTATATTCAATTTCTGATAAAACCATTATTCAACCCCTGGATGATCATCAGATAATTCAAAGAACTCACTATCTTTCATACCAACCGGCTGTATGGCGTAATATTCAGCATCTAAAGGTAAATATTTACCTGTATTGACCTGTTCACCTGTTTTTGGCTCTAATTCCCAACCACGGGCCGTAACCCAGTTTTTAAAAGTCTTCCATTCTGGTATAAAGTTAAGTTTTGAATCCTTACAGGCTGAATTCATTAGTTTACAGGTCTTTTCCCATGCTAAGAGTGCTGAGATGGAATTAACAGCTTTAGTGATTATGTCAGGGTAGAATATTTCATCACACAAACATGAGTTAACAAAGAATTGCTTATCAGTCTCTAAAGTCTCTTTTCTGCCAGGCTTATAAGAATTGTGTAATAAATGAAACTTTTCATCAAATTCTTCAATTACAGTTTTAAGCGTACTGTAATCAATACCACGTTCCTGTGCCAACCAATCTATATCTTTATCGCTCTTTTTGCCTTCAGGTGCCGTTTCTGTTAAAGCTATGGCATGTATATCGGTGTATTCGCGGTCCATTGCTGTATTCACCATCATTTCTCTATTTTCCATCGATTCCAGTTTTTTAAGAAATGCTTTTAAGCCTCTAATGGTTTTATAAGGCCTTTTAATTGACCACCTGTAATTGATCCAATCTAAAAATAGCTGTAATGGAATTAAATCTTGTTGATAGTCTAAACAAAACTGTTTATTAAACTTTTCATTACTCACAGGAAAAAGAGCATTATCTGAATTATTTTTAGATGTATCTTTAGATATATCTTTATTGTGTTTATTAATGTGTTTACTATCTGGTATTGGTTGGACGATTCCGTCCGTTGCATTGGACGATTCCGTACTATGCATTTGACAGTTTTGACAAACCGAATACCATTTGGTACGATCAAAGCCTAATTTATTGAAATTACTTGATATAATAAGCTCTTTATCTTCAAGCCTTTTTAGAATTCTTTTAATCTGGCTTTCGCTCCAATATTCGAATATCCCTGTAAATGCTTTTGTGGTATTGTAAGTCCAGTATTTACCATTGAAGAAATTCTTGTTATTAAGTCGGTTTCGGCTTTGCCAGTAGCTTAGGTTATGCAGCAGTATAGCCTCATTCACCCCATGCTCTTTAGCTATCGCAGTATCGAAAATATGTATCATTTTTATATATACCTTTATGTTATTGTTTGTAATTCAAAACACGAAGGTTATATTTAAGAAACATTGCAACGTGTTTTGTTCTTTATAGGCCTCGATTCACCGGGGCCTTCTTCTTTTCTAAACTATCTTAGTATTAATTATTATCAACTTATCTTCTAAACATGAATTTCAAGAATTGTTGAATCATGCGGCCTATAGCCAGGTTTTTAAAGAATCTCATATTATCCCTTTTCTACAATTGTGAACATGTTACCTATGTATGAGAATGGATGCCATGAATCACCAGCATAGAAATTATTAGATTGGTAATTAACCTCTGTAATCATGCTTTCATTTCCATTGCTATGCCTAATAATTACTCCACATCGTATTGGCTTCTTTTTTGTTTTGTTATCTTTTTTGTATGCATTTTCTAATTGTTTAATTTTCCAACACATTTCAGCAACTTCATGATCTAGCATAAAAGCCTCATTAACAAACAATAGGCAATTATCCTGAGAATAAGTGACTTTATAACCACGCTTCTTTAAAAAAATAGACCACATCTTTTGTTCTTCATCCATTAGTCTCTCCATGGTAGATGTTTTTCAATAAGTACACTACGGCTATCATCCTGTTCATCCATCCAGTCTAACACCTCTCTAGGCAGTTGTACAGATATAGGGATCTTTCTATTGCCTGTTGGTCTACCTACTGGACGTTTAATACTAATCTTCTCAGTATCGCCAGCTAAAGCAATTCTAGCGCTACCTATTTCAGGTCGATTCTTCACATAGGCTTCAACCTTCATCTTTGCTTCATCCTCGCTATGGGCCTTGTATTTAACGAGTATATTCATTGCTACACCTGTTAGTTTATCAAAAAAGCTAACAGTGTGTTTATATTCTTTATATGCCATTTTATTTATCCTTTAATAGTTCTGGGTTTTCGTGAATGTTGCCGATGATTTCTATGTGGAAATGACAGCCAACTACATGGTTAATATCGGAGTTTGTGAATAAGCTCATTCTATGATATGCTGCCTCTATAGATTGAACCTTCCATCCACCATAATGATGAATAATTTGCTTATATTCTCCCCATGTACTCATAAATTTATCACTAGGATCTTTAATGATATCCCCTTCATAGATCTCAACGCCGTTTTTATCCTTGAGGCCCGTGTATTGCATAAGGTACATATTGCCACCAGTTAAAGCATAATCCAACATCATTAAATTATCCCTCATGTCATCGCCCCAGGTGATCATTTTACCTTGTAGTGTACAAAACGCTCTTTTTCTGTTCGGTAGTTTGTGCCATTCTGTTTAATTCCTCGTTTTTGATTATATTTAACAATATCTTCTAATTATGCATATGTCAACCCTTTTTATTAATATTGTTTAATTATTTATATATTTATCGTGTTGACCTGCTTAGTGGAGCATGATAGAGGTAAGATACTTGACACAGATATCTTAGCTAAATAAACACGCTATAAACCATGATACATGTCTAATAACCTCTGAGAGTTAATCTAAGAGGTTTTTTATTGTACTTGACTTATGCATTAATATATGATAGTATTCTATTATTAGGGCAATGGCTGTTTATACGTCTCCCCAACATAGTATAGACAGCTACCTAAACTATCGGCACATAGTTGGGGAAATTTAAATAGAGATTAAACAATGTCAAACCCAAATGATATACATGAAGAAAGACTAAGCCTACTCTTACCTACTCCCATCACAGATGAAGATAAAGAAACTATGTGTGAGGAATTAGTAGATAAGACAGTACGCATCGATAAGCTTACAGCTGAGAAGAAAGAAACTAACGCTGACTTCACTAAGCAGATCAACGCATACAAGGTTAGTATCAATAGATTAGCTCCCATCATCGACAACGGCGTTCATGAGATAGAAGTAGATGTTATGAAGACTATCGACTATAACACCCGGCAGGTGGTGTATAGACGGCTAGATACCAATGAGGCTTATGAATCACGTGATGCCACTGAGGATGAATTACAGATGTCGCTACCTATCGACAACAATTAAGACGCTTGATTGATGGGTTTTTCGATACCCTCCCAATGTTCATTCAGCCCATCAATCATTTTTCTCGCAGCCAACTACCTATTAACGGGTTATAACTATATACGGGGGCATACAGCGCAATGAATAAGACATTAAATAAGAGCGTTTTGTACACTACAAGGTAAAATGATCACCTGGGGCGATGACATGAGGGATAATTTAATGATGTTGGATTATGCTTTAACTGGTGGCAATATGTACCTTATGCAATACACGGGCCTCAAGGATAAAAACGGCGTTGAG